ATTAAAGCATTAAAAGCACGGTCCTCTCCTTCCGCGGTGGCATCCGCTGCAGTGGCCTTGTTAAAAGTCCTATTAACATATTGCGGGTCCGCATAAGATTGCGCAAATGGCTCCACGCCACTGGGGTATCCTAAAATATTTCCGGTAAGAATAAGGCTAGCAGAGACTGGCTCATATATATTTGTATTTAGCCCAACAAAGTCCATTGGTATGAACCCCACAGCTGTAGAATCATCTGTGTACCATGCTCGGATGGTACTAACACCGGAGTAATATGATCCATAATCGCCACTCATACTCAAAAAATTTAATGATCCGCTTATTGCCATCTTTTACCTCAATCCTTCCATATAATTAGATTATATCCTAAATTAATGATCCTGTTATCCATGCGTATTGTTTATCTGTTCTTGGAATCATATGAGAAACATAAGCGTTATCATATGATGAGGCTGTAACAACAATGTCTCCGCGGCCAGGAGCTGGACCGGTTGTTGTTGTTGGTGAATTTTGACCTGTTGCATTATTGCTGCCTTTTCTATCAACAGATGTAGATATAATTTCACTGCTTACCGAATCGCCAGTATCACCTAAACGCCACCAAGATACTAAATTACTATATTGTGGATGCTTACTAAGATCTCCTGGGCCGGGGGTCCACACAACATCTTTTTCGTAGGGGCCTCCATAATATAAATCTAATACTTCTGCAGCATTTAATTCTACACCCCACAAACTTACTTCATCGATAGCTCCGTCTGCATATTTAGGTGTGCCTGCGTCTTGACGACCAATATAGACTGGGGCACTCGTGTTGTGCATCGCCACATATGTTCCAGCATCAGTGCGATCGTCAACATGCACGGGCGCCCTCAAAACTCCGTTAATATAAATTTTCATCGCTTTACTTTCGGCTGCGCCGTCGGCGGTTGCAACAACATGTACCCATTCAGCCTGAGGTAAATCTACTTGACTGTCTTGAACTTTTTCATAATTGGAGGTGTCATTGTCATAAACGTAAAAAGTAATAAGGCCGTCGCCGTCAGTTCCTAGTCGCCACTCATAAGCAGAACCATGGCTATACTTTTCAATAATAGGAAAGTATGATGTATCATCTGCTTTTACCCAGGCGCTAATAGAAAACGTTTTGTCTTGGTTAACTGACGGGTTGTTTGTAAAAGAAAGCGAAACATCATCAGCAACTAGAAAATATTGATTAGTCCCGTTTAATGCAGCTGCTAAACTACCAGTTAAGGAAGGAGAGCCAGAAATCTCCAATCTTTCAATGTTGTTTCTGTGATATTTATGTTTTGACGCGTTACCGCCGAAAGCTAATTGATAGTCTGCTTTTTGGATAGTACCAGGCGCCTCTGAACCGTAAACCCTGGCTGTTGTCGTGTCATGTGTGCTAACACCATATTGTCCACAATGTGATTGGAGTTGTGTGTTGTAAATCGTTCTAGCAGACAAATTCTTGAATGTCATTGCGTTATACGCAGAATATGTTTCATGAGCAGGATCCAAGAACCCACGAGAAGAAGCTTCAAAACCAGGAGTGCTAAATCTAGTCATTATCCTGGTTTTATTCTTAGTTAAGTTAGACGAGTTTATATACGAACGGTCTGGAAGCTTGTAATCAACGTAAAGAGAGCCCGAATGTCCTGAAGTTGAGGGTACTAGCGCAGGATTCCCCAGCAGATCAACTCCAGTCCGTGGTGTTCCAGGTGTTTGTCTTAAGATATCTTCTATCTTTGCCATGACCACTCTTTCTGACGAGGTTACTGCAATTTGTTCTGTATTCTTAACAAAAAACGGATCATTAGCCTCAGGACTGGTGGTATTAACATATTCGTATCTGTTAAGGAAATTTCCGGCTTTTGTTGGAGAAGTTCCTGTCATATGGATATTACGGATATTCATCGGACGCTTTGCATATTCTGATCGAGTATATATTGCACTTGGTCTATGATGATTATCAAATGTTGGATTGAAAAGCTTGAACGAGTTTTCTCTATTTCCTGCAGGATCCCCGTTCTGCAGCCAAATCTGTACTAGGCCTATAGCACAGTCGCTTAGATGAGTGATGCCAGCAGTATATAAAAATCTTATATAAAAACGAGTTTGGATATATTCACTAAGATCTGCTGTAGCGTCCTTAAAGGCGTCTGTAGCATTAATATGTTGTTGAGCAGAAATAACATCCGCCGCAAAGCTTGTTCCTGTATAATCCCAGGATACTAAAAGATCTTTTACGCCCGTTTGAAAAGTTGAATCATGTGACGCTTGAACTTTTAAATTTCCAATATGAATGCCGTGCATGTGATACTGGAACCACATTTCTGGGGATGCATCTGACTGTAAGTCCAGCAAGTCGATTAAAGGAGTTACTAAGCTAAACGTTTGGCCGACTTTTGATGGTAGCACTTCACAGTAAGCATAGCCGGCATCGGCCTCAGAGTTATTTGGACCAGTGCCAACAGAAGGCGTTGGGCCCTTAAGAAATGTCCAAGAATTATCCGCGCCAACACCGTTATTCCAATATTCATATGGACTTGGTTCCCTTTCAAACCCCGGCACAATAGAAGCAGTTGTAAGAGGTGGAATAGAAAGAATACGTACATCAGTGGTAAGCGTAGTCGTTGCAGCACCAAAAGTTTCATATATATAAAGTTCAGACCCGAATGTCCTATCCAAAAACTCCTGTAAATGCCAGCCTTCTGCTCTTGTTAACGAGGTGTCCGTGCCCAAGTTTAAGTCAACATGGCGGTGTTGCATGCCTCCAACGTATTTTTCAGTGAACGGACCCTGCATGGGTACTTCTGCGTCATAACCATATTTGTCATCGTGCAAATTCGTAAAATCAATTTTAAATTGATCAGCGTACAACCCTTGATATCCGGTGTTAATCGAAGAAGAATAAATACTAAAAGGTAAAAATAAGCTAGCTTTCCCGTCTGTTGGTTGCTTGTCATTTATCCCCGTGCCGAGTGCATTAGAATCTTTTGTTTCGTTTGCCAGCATAGTTAAAGCCGTCATTCTAAAACGTTTTTTATTTAACTCATCTGGAATAAATTTATCGTTACAATCAATTTCTTTAATTTCATTATCCAAATCTAAATAAATAAAGTCATCGTCGCTGCCCCACTTTATAACATTTTTATAAAAATCATGTTTGTTGGCTTGTTGAGGGTTAGAACCTCCTCTAAGTTTTAACGAACGCTCCATTTCCAAATCAATGGTGCGCCTCAAACTTCTATTTGGATAGTAACTTTCCTGATAAGAGACACCGTCAGCAGTTAACAATTTTGCTGTTGAGCTTGAAATTTCTGTAACTGCAGTTTTTAATATAATTTCTTTGTTTTGATCAATATTTGTATCGTCAGAAGATAATACGCCTATTCTTTCTGCTCTTTCTTTCCACCACAAACAATTTTCATTTTGATTTGTATTCTGATCGGCGTTGAGGGGGGCGTGGCCGACTCTCCAATTATATTTTAGTTCCTCAATCGCATGCATTGTTGAAACGGGCTCAGGAATATTACCCTCCATAGTGGGGAATTTAAACCAATACTTGTTTCTTTCTAATATATGACTTTCAATCATATTTCTTAATAATTCTGCAGTATTAGAAGAAGCAGGAATTAGTTCGCTAATCATCAAAGTTACGGCTGAATCAATCCATTTAAAATACTCAATAAATTTCTCTAAATCGGGCTCGTTTTCGACTCTTTCAAAGAATAATCCTCTGAGCTTCTCCATCCTCTTGTAGTGAGGTCGATATCTGTTAACAGGATCACCAACCAAATTATTAAAATCTACAACAGTGGCAAAGAATCTCAACATTTCTTCAGATATAATCTGGTACATGCTCTTTTCTATGGATATCAAATGCTGAACGTATGTCGTATCCCTAGTAAAAACGACATCATCTTGCTTGGTAAGAATTTTTACCATATCATCGCTGTTGGCGACCTCTGGAAGCTTTTGTTTGGCTGTTTGTACGAATTCAACATCGACAGCTTGATCTCTGTATGCTGATTCCGAAACAAAGAAATCACCCTGGCCTGGATAATTACGTTTGCTTATAGCGCCGAACCAGCCATATCTATTATTAGCAATATCAGTGGCTGAACCAGAAGTAAAATCTGATATTGCCAATCGGCCATCGGGACCAGAACCAGTAACATTATCTAAGCCCCAATGAAAAAGTAAAGTATCAATTTGTGGTATGAATTTTTCAAACAACTGGTTCTTGCTAACTGAAAAATTTGAATTTTTATAAGGGTTTAAAGTACCATAAGTATTAGCATTTCTAGCATGGGAACGAATCGTCTCGTCGTCCAAATAGTCTAGCCACATCCTAGTAGACGAAACTTTAACATCGGAAAGCTGTGTTACACTACCGGTAAAATTATTTCTTGCTGCTCCAACAAAAACTCTTTTATTTTTAGTAAAAAACTTATATGCGTTTTCTGTGCTCATTGTTCCAGAAACAACAAACTCATTTTGTAACACATTTGAAACGTAATTCACACCGTAGAATTCATAAGTATAAGCTGTGGCATATAAATCAGGTGTTGACGAAGGATCATCATGGTCCAACAAGCTACCATCAACCAAGTTAGCCAAAGGATACTTTGTTGGCCTCAACCTAAACGCTAAATTCCATTTTTCATTATCGTATACACCAGCATATGTATCGCTAAACATATCTGTTATGATGTTGCTTGAACCAGAAGTTACCAAACCAAATTTAACGTTTCTTCTATCATCATCAGGCTTGGTGGCAACAATATTAAAATTAATTGTATCGTCTGTATCACATGTTAAATTTGTGTCAGATGCGACTACAGCATGCAAACCTCCGATAGAAGAAGTGGAAGACGGGAACATAATATAATTTTTATCATCAACTATATTTCTCTTTGGAAAAAAGACTTCTGTTTCCCAGGTCATCGATGCGCCTGACATATATGTTGCATTAATGCCGGGTATATAAGATATTGAATTTGAATCAGACGATGTAACTTGGTATGCTGTAGCAGTAAACGATCCAGAATAAGATGTTTCGCCCGAGGCGGCGTATCTGGTTTCTAAATCATCAAAATCCAAATATTTTTTACGAACTGCTATATTGGTAAAATTATTTTTGTATTCGTATACATCATCGTTAGTATATATATTTAATTTTATCAGTTCTTCATCAACACCAAAACATCTTAAAAAGTTACGTAAAGACTTGTATGTGCCTTTAGATTTTTGTATAAAAGCTAGATTATTATAGATGTTTTGATATATAATATTTTTTACTTCATATAATTTCTTTTCAAACAGCCTTTTTTCATCTCTTTCAAGATACTTTGCCATGATAGTTGCTTGCGCAAATAGTTCAGGCGCGTCATAACCACGACTAGTAAGCAGCCTTTCTGCAAATGGCAGGGGTTTCTCGTAATTGTTATCATCAGGATAATTAATGTTTTTTAAAGTCGGAAGCTTTTGTATTTGAAGATATAAATCATCAAAAAAACTAGCGATAATTTGTGTTAAATATTTTAAATGTCCAGAATTAAGTTCATCATCCTCTACTATCCAACCGGGCAAGGACCGATATATTGAAACAGAATTTTCTTGATCGTGGAATGAACCACTAGCTTTTTTGCTAGCAAGTAAAGAAGAAACATCCGGATGACTAGAATAAATAATTGGATCCTTGAACTCTTTCGTTGCGGCGCCTGCTAAAACGATAGCTGATTCTGTATTCCGTGATTCTAAAGAATTATAATTTATAAAAGTACCATTAGAAATTCTGCCAGAATAATCTAATATTGTAGCATCAGTTGCAGAATCTCCAACGATACCTTCATTGAATTTATAATATACACCAAGATCGACAAAATTTGATACGTCATCATATTTTATATTGTCAGTATTTGTGCCTCCACCAATTTGGTCTCGGTAAAAACGACCAATTTGCTGCGCATTTCGTTCTGTTTTCCAATATCTAAATTCATCAAAAGAACAAGACACCACGTTCCCCCAACCTAAATCAGCTGTGTCGAGGCTAGTGCCCCTAGGAGATGCGAGGGCACCAATTGTACCTATAAGGGTTCCTCCAATAGGCTCGATTGTATCTGTGTCAGCTTGATTTGAAACATGGATTCCATCAACATATAAATTAAGAATCGTATCGCTACCATATGTTTTAGCAGTAACTGCATAGTGATGCCATGCGCTATCATCAATTTTAGTTAAGCCAGTATCAAAATCATAATATATGTTTGTTGGTGTGGAGCCTGATTCAATAGTAAAATTTATATTTGTGGGTCTATCGCCTCTCAAGCCTAATCTTAAGTTACCATAATTATTTCCAGTTGATCCGGATGCAGCAATGTTAAATATATATTCATATATTTGGCTACCCGGGGCTGGAGAATGGGCCGGTCCTGAGGCAAAGCCGTCCTTCTTCATCCAAAATTCAATGGTCACACCCTTGGACAGGTCAATTTCTAGATTGTTTGTTCTCTGGCTAGCTGCATGGTAAATGTTCGCCTTTGATATGCCTTTTTTAGAAGGGCCGGGAGAGAAATCACTTTTGTAATCGCCAGAAGGATCTGGATGTGGCCCTCCTTTTAAGAGAATATACTCAGGCGATGTACTGTTATATGTATAATCAGTTGCAGCGCCAGTGTATGTACCCGATCCGCTGTTAAAAGTTATATAACCATTAGTTCTCGGATATTCATTTTCAAATAGAAAAAGATCTAAATAAGTGCTTTTATTTTCCCATTCAATTTTTTCTGTCTGGGAGCCATCGTAAGGATATGTCTGATAAATACGCTTTATTGCAGAATCATAATATTCCTCAGCTAAACCAAAACGAGCAAAATTAGAAGCAGTAGTGAAATCGACGTCAGGGATAAAACGATTGCGTTTTTCTGAGTACTCTTCAACATAATGATATGACTCTAAGTCTTCTCTAAAACTATCTCGTGTTTTATTTTTTAAAAACTTTAAAGAATGTCCTTTATTGAATAAGTTTTTAATACCCATATACTTCGCCCAACTATATTATTAATTATTTTCGACTCTAAATTTATGCACTTCTTCCTGCTCACGCCAACCATTTGACGAATATAAAGCTAGTTTAATCCCATACATATAGCCAGGTTCCAATAAGGACATATCTAAATCGAAATAACTACCCGAATTATCATATGATAAATACGTATGATAGTCTGAACTTCCAGTTGAATTTTGTATAACTGTTCTTTCATCAACCATGCGTATAATCTCGAATGACGCGCTAGGAACTATAGCCATTGGAGGTGAAGCCGACGCAACATTATAAATTGTTGGCATTGTATTTCTTTCTCGAACAAAAGTTCTGAATCTAGCTATTTCATCCTTGTTATACGAAGGCTTCAAATTTGTAATTTTTGTTGTAAATTCCGAATATTGATTCCACCCGGGTGAGTTAAAAGATTTTGGGCTGATAGTGCCAGTAACATATTCTACCCCAGAACTATGCCACACATCATATATGGTTTTTAAGCTAGTTGAACCGGTAAAGGCAAAAGAAGCAGAATATATTCCAGTTGACACATGTCCACCAGTGGCATTTAAGTCTGCAGCTGCTGCAACGTCGCCGCCTAGGCTTAGCTCTAATTTTGTATCAGAAGGAGCAGAATCATCAGATGATCCAGAATAAATACTTACAAGAATGGGGCCAGTATCTACTCCCGGTATATTTTTAAGTCGGCCTCTAATATAATTATAAAGATAAATTGTATTTAAATTGTCTTCTGGTGGAGCTAGAGAACTGCTATAATAAAAGTTGCCTCTATCGTCTGTTATTCTAGAATCCCATCGAGCCTCTAGAGCTGGTTTTTTAAAAAAGAACTCGCTAGATCTAGAGAAAAACCTCTTCGTATAAAAGCTTTTTTTTACGCCTTCTAAGTTTTGTAAAACGTTGGTGGCGGCCTCTGCAACATATGCTTCGTAGCTAGAAGTTAAAAATACCCCAAATCCATTATTTGTTTGCGTTCCAGCTATCCATTCTTCTACTGCGGCAGTAACATCTAGTTCCATGTCTTCGCCGCCAGTGAAAGTGTAAGTGTAATTTGGCATAGTTTCGGCTGGAGTATAAGACGAAGAATGATAATCACCACCAATTTGAGCCCATGATGCTGCTGGAAGTGAATTTCTATTTGCCCAGTTTGATCCCTCAATAGCGTCTTTAGTTTTGTCAGTATAACTCTCCATGTCAAGGCCATAGCCTTCTTGCCAGGATTGTGACACCGCCAAAACATTAACAGTGAAGTCTTTTGGAAGTTGTTCTGAATGTCTTGCATTAAACATCCTTAAATAAAATTTTACACTTCCGGATACTGGAATTGTTCCAGCAAGTCTGTCTGAAGAAACAGTACTAACAGGGAACTGGACCAAAATACGAGATAGTTCAGCGGAAGAAGTAGTTTGCTGACCATAAATTGAAAATGTTTCAAGTATATCAGATGCGCCCATATTTGAACCAGTTGCGCGAGTTGATAAATCGACCCCGTAAGCATTGGTTATGGTGTTATCTTGATTAGCAATATACTTTTTTATGCCCATTATCTAATAGTTCCTCTAATATCAGTATTTGGGTATTTTAGCTCGTATATAACATTCTGTGGTGCGTATAAAATTCTTCCGTCTGCGGACGTCCACTCGCTTAAGCCAAGAGTTTCATCAGAGTATAAACCTCCGGATGAATTTGTTATTTTCACATTTGTTACATCAACAATTTCATCTAAATTGTTTAATATATCATAAATTTTAGTAATATATATCGGCTGGTTAATATCCATTTTTTCTCTAAACATTTTTTGTATTTCTGTTATTGCAATATTTAATGCTTCAAACCTATCTTGTGTATAATCAACAACTGCAGTGAAATCAATATGAATGTTTATAATTCTTGGATCTAAAATGTCAATTGTATCATTAATCATTCTATAATGATTGAGCCAAATTTTAACATTATTTTTTAACGCTTGGCTACAGACAGTAAAATTGCCATTGATGTCCTCTGATAACAAATAAAGATTTAAATTTCGTTTAAAAGAATCATGATCGCGAATAATTTTTGCCCTCTTGATTTTGCCAAATTTTGGTGACATTCGGTATACTAAAGCTTCATAATCACTTGCGGTGACTGCTCGATTTTGAGAAGCAAAAACGTCATTAACTCTTTGCTTTAGTTCTAGAACAGTCGGGGAACTAACATCTCCAGTTATTGGCGTTTCATTTACAACCTCCAAGCTGTCCTTTACAAGATCAATTTTTGCACTATTTGTAGCATCGGAACCAAAAATAAGAATTGGTTCTATAATGTCAGTCAAGCCACGGGTTGCAACATTTACACTGTCAGTTGTATTCGTTCTGTAGACAACACGAATGGTGGTATTCGCTGGTGCAATACCAAATTTATCAGTTTCAACTAGCTTTGACGGATCAAAAGACATGTCCTGTTCATAATCTTTCCCATGCATTTTTAATATAACATTTGAAGGATGTGTCAAATTATCAATTTTTGATGAGGATTCGGAACCATAACCAAATTTAAGATGAACTGACGCATTTTTATAAACTGTTGTAAACCTACGAGGAACAGAAGTTGAAACAATTATATTTGGTACGTATTCGCGAGTTAATCGATCTTTATTAATAACAGACCTAAAAACAGTATCTTGAGAAAGATAATCAACTTCAAAGTATTCATGACCTTCGGTGTCTGTCACAGAAACAATTTCTGTTATATTCGGATCTGATAAATCTAACGTTAAAAATCTAGTAAAATCACCAACATTAAAACTCTCGTTTTCTTCGATGCCGGAGATTACACGACCATATGTTTTTATAGCATAAGAAGTGGCAGTGCCATCTGTAGTTTTGGAAGTGGCTACAACAACTTCATTGTTGCTATCGCGAAAATCAACATCTTCTGTTAAGGCAAATATTTGTCCTGTGTTGGAAGAGAACTTGCTTCCTTTGGCTAAAATTGGTAAATAACTTGTATCGGGGCCAATGTTGTTCGAATCCGGGGGTACTAGAACATATAAAGAAATAATACCAAAAGAATTCGCGCGTAAAGATTGTTTATAGCCAACCTGCTCTCCATGCCTAAGGATGTTGTCGTATTCGATAGACGTATCTAAAAAAGATTCGTTAGTTTGATAATCTAAATAGAATGATAACATGTCTCCAACATATGCAGTAGTATCAAGTAACAAAGACCCAAAAGAAGCTTCAGAAAAATCTTTATGTACATCTGGGTAATATCTTTTTGAATATTCTACTAAGGCTTCTTTTATTGAATGAAACTCCTTGTTAGTATATCTTATTAATTTTTTATCTTTTTTTATCATTTGTTTAGTTATTTACCTCACTTTTTAGAACAATAGAAGCTTGCAGGCTTATATTTGGAACGTCATAGATAATTTTTATTGATAAAACATTTGTATCTTCTGCGTGTAACAAATCAGTATTAAATTCAATCTTGTTTATTCTAATGTACGGCATATATTTGTCTACTTGTTGCTGCACTTTTTGTCTAATTTGTGATGCTGCATGTGTGCGAGGTTCAAAAAGAAAATGTCTTAATCCTACACCAAAATCCGGATTCATTACGCGTTCGCCAGGAGCCGTTAGAAGTAAATTTTTAAAATTTTGTTTTACTTCTTCTTTATAAGAAGTGACCAATGAATAAACGCCATGGCTGTTATCTCTACTAAGCGGTATTTCTGGCCCAATTCCATCCATATTTTATCCTCTAAAGCTTATCACAATCTGGTTCAGACAAATTATCATTATGTTGTTTATCATCTATTGCATCTATAAGTAGTAATATAAGATAAATCACTCCAGGAATGGTGCTCGGTGGGCCCACAAAGAACGGCGGAGGAATTATCCCGCCACCGTAGGGGATCATTGAAGGTAGAAGAGCAGCCCACAGGCCTGGCAACAAATATTTCGATTCAAAAACCTCGTCCATGGTTTTTTTCGCGTCCTTATGAAATTTTTCCAAATCACCTATAATACCATTTAAAGTATCTGTTATCTCTTGCAAAGTTTCTTCTGCCTCTTTAAAGGTGTTATGAAGCTTCTTCATTTTATCAAAGGTTTCTTTGAATTTGTTAAACGCATCTTTATTCTCCTGGTTTTGTTTTGCTAAAAAGGCATCCAACTCCGGGCCTTCGTCGATCTCAACAACCCAGTTATCAGAATTTTCATCTTCGATCTCAATTATTATAAAGTCGCTCAAGGGTTTTCCATCCTCTTTTATCTGCCCTAGAGTCGCCCCTTTCAAACTATTTGCTATTCCTGCAGCTATCTGGAATTGTATCAACGCACTCTGCAGAGCAATTTCAGCTGAAATCTTGAAACCTTCCTGTATCATCTTTGCTGTGGTTATTCCAGCTTCAATGAACCCCAAGGTAGTCATAACCACAGCGTTGGCTATCTCAATAACCAGCGTAGCTATTTGAATGGCCGGATCGGTTATTTCAACAAAGCCTTTAAGAATCATAAACATTGTTTTATAAATGATTTTTAATATAAGTTTTGTCATATCAGGTTCTTTGCCTGTCGTACCGCTCATGTTTCTTAAGCTCATGCTATCTAAAGCTGAAAGCACGTCGTCAGGGACAAACTTATAATCTTGAGAATTTATTAAATTACTCATTATCATTAGAATTTTTTCTTTTGTTTCGTCCAGAACATCAGTTGGCTCTGGAATAAATTTAGATAATCCATCAGCAGCATAAGTAAATCCTAAAACCATGTATCTACGAATCGGTATACAATGCTCATATATTAATTTAAATTCTGGCGAGGACTTTAAATCTACAACTAGATCTTGTGCTAGGTGTTTGTAAAAGAACGAATAAGGAGTGTTAATTAAATATTTAAGTGGCCCGTCGGCAACAACAACTTCTGCTGCTGCGCCGGCGCCTTCGACATGTTGTCCATGGCGCGCGAGTTCCATTAAACTAGGCTGCTGGCTGGCTATGGCTTCTATATTAGGCGCCCAGAAACCCAACTCATCTAAATCAAATAAGTTCTCGTTATCATCAATAGTAAATCCAGACTCTCCTTCCTGAATTGTAAGACTTTTTTCCACCTCAACAATAGGAATATGTAACTCAGTCAAGACTTCCTTTCTTTCTCCTCCATTATAAAAGTATGGACGCTGTACATATAAAGATTTACATGCTTTCAGACCTTTAATATTCTCTTCACCAGTAAAGGCACTTTCCATTATATTTTTTACTTTATGGCTGGAATTTGACATAAGACTATCAAAATTTTCTGTAGGAACTGAGTAGGTCAAGCGTAAACCAATCTTAAATTCTTTGAATATTAATCTAAAACCATATTTTTTATACAGTTCATACAGCGGTTTAGGCACGTTGGCATATGCGTTACTGGTGTGAGAAAAAATTGTCTTTAAAAAGATTGTATTATAAAAATGACTCCATGCTGAAAGAGGGATATAACCCCACATATAAGATTTAAAAATATTGTTCTCTTCATCACGCTTGGCGAGTATGCCTTCAAGAACATCTTTAAAATCGAGTGCGCTAATCGGATCAGACAAATTATATTTTGGCTCACATGGTTCTCCATCCGGATCTATATCCGAACCTTCTATTTTCTTAAGCACAGAGATGGTCATATTCCCCCAATATTCATCTTTTTCATCTTCTGGAATATCAACAATCCTGACATAAGGTTGTATTATTGTATTTCCTAAAAGTCTAATCGGGTCATTGCCCATCGTGTTTTCTACAAAATTTTCCTTTGAAAATGCGTATTCGTTATGAAGTTTGTTTTTTCGTAGATTGTTCAAAGCTTGAAACTCTGACCACTCTGGGAACTCAGAATTAAAAAAGCTTTCTTTTCTATAATGTTCATAACCCTTAATCACGGATGGACTATCCTCTGCATATATGCCTGGCCAGGCGTGTTGATGTATAGGAGTATCTCCAAACAGGACAGCTAAGTCTTGTTCAGGCGTTAAATTATCTGGATTTTCTTTAGCATATTCTATAACAGAAGATCTATGGTTCATCGGCAGTGAATGAAAGAAATTTCTATTATTTTTGCTGAGCACTCCTTCTTGTGATGAAATAGTTTTTTGATCAAACAAGTTAGTTTCCCATAAATAATTTTCCCACTTTACAGTCATGTTGTCTCCTATAGAATATGGACTATATTTTTTGTGACCTTGACCATAATTCATCGTATATGCATTTGATCCAAATCTAGCATCAACAACGTAATCCTTACCAGTGTCTTTATGAAAAGCACTAATTTCTGTAGCTATAACAGGAGCGTCACCTTGTACTTTATTTTTTATGTTTTCTGGTGTTACATCTGAACTTTTTAAAACTTGTAAATTCAGATCTAAAGTCATTGGATCTGAATTACTAAATATATTTTTAACTGTCTTTACAATATGTTGGCTTTCTGCTTTTATCAAATATTCTAATCCACTTTGCTCTCCCCTATAATAAGCCAAGTCAATATCAGATAAACCCTTTTCTTTGCGTAAAATATCATTAGCGATAAAAGCGATTAAGTTAATGTCAACGTCTTCTTTAATATTATTAACAATAATTTTAACTAAAATGTCATCTTTAACAATATCTGATAAAGCATAGCTATCCCATGCAATAATACTAGTTAAACAAACCTCCAATGTATATATTTTTACTAAAAGAATTACGCAGCCTTGTAGTAAAGCTTTACGAGCTGCATTTTCATCCGAAGAACTCTTCTCGTATACGTCTTGACAAATAGATTTTTCATAAAACGCCATTATCCTTTGTTTTACGTCGCTGAGCTTAAAAAAATCAGTTTCAGCGTCACTCAGATCATCGCGAGAATTCGGAGTAAAAAAGTCAAGACATCGAGGATCAATTTTACTAGCGTTTAGTGGATTGTGAAGTATTTTCTTCCATATTTTCTTCATCATTCCGCGTTGATGAAGCCTAGAATCTTTTAATTTTGCAAAAACCTGATGTACTTGGGCCATCTGTAAAGCAGCAAAAGAATTATTTGCTAAATTATGCCTAAATGCCTTTTCAAAGTTACCATTGTGTAATAGTGTATTAGCACTTTCTGGTTTGTGCTCGTTATACATATCAATGAACCTACGAGAAAGAAGCTTGCCAAATATTTGTGCTTTAAAATTAAGCGGATTATAAGACTTGTCGTCCGATAGCCCATCTTTATAATCTTTTATTATTTTCTGCGCAGGAGTATCCGCGCTGACACTAGAATAAACATCGCCAAGGACATCTTGTATATCATCATCTAATTTTTTACCAAAATTAAAATTATATTTTTCGCCACCGATGCGTGTATCGTCGCCAATAATATGATCTTTATTATAATTCGCTAGCTTGCCTTTTATAAAAGTATAGGTATCTCTAAAATCAGATAATTGTGTGCTGATATTGTTTTCTAAGGGCAAAGCAATATTCTGATATATTAGGCTCTCTTTTTTATTAATAAATTCCAGTTGCTTAGATAATAAAGCAAACTGTTCGGATGCAGCCTCACTTCCTCCAGGAGCAGAAAAAGCTCCTAAGATCTTGGCGGCGAAGTCTTCGCCGCTGAAGCCGGCTGCAGTTTTAGCTGATAATTCAGTAAAAGATGTATCAATTTTTATAATATCCGGATTATAGTGTTTATTTTTGCTACCCCAAATAGCCTTACGAGTTTCAATAAATTTTCCCTCCGCACCCCAGCCGTCGGGATCATAAGTTGCTATCGGGTTAGGCACAACTTCGCTATTAAACCCTAAATTTTGGTTAAAGTTGTCTTCATTCGTTAAAGCTTCATATAATTCTGGGTTTACTTTTTCTTTATTAGAAGAAAAATATTCAATCATTTCATCTTTGGGCAGGCTTAACGGGCTTTCGGGATCAGCAAAATGCTGTTTAAAGACAGCATATTGTGGAAGAAGTTGGTCCTCGATATTCCGAACTTGTGGTACGGATCCATCGCCGGTTTGTGATATACACAGCTGTGATTTCCCGATTGTAAATACCACGCCCTCAATAGATTCTATCGGCCCAAAGTTAGGAAATAAACCAGTTGTGCGATGCGTTTCTAGGCCAAAAGCTTCGGCAATTGTCATGGTCGTGAAAGCATATAATGCTGGGTCCGCGTTGAACTTCGCGAGTTCATCCTCATTATCTTTAAGCTCTTCAAGTAATGTTTGACATATCATGTATATTTTTACTAAACCTGGAGATATTTTCATATTTTTTACAAAAGTACTTTCTTCAAATCTATAATCTTTCCAATCAACGCCGGTGTTCGTCTCCGAATGTACATCATCGAGCTTGTCTCCAATTTCTGCCGCGGCGTGTTCGATGGCGTGCGCCGCGGCCTTGGACAATACTGGAAAATCAGATTCTGTAAATTCGAAAGCATCCGTGTACTGGCCCCAGGCATCCTCCGGGAGGTCGCGCGCGCGTTTTTCGCTTTCATTTGACATATCATAGTTAAATGGCGACGCGGTGAGACTCTCGTTGTTAAATGTCACTTCCTCCCAAGAGATCTCCTCTGTCGCGTAGTACCACCCCTGCGAGCACGAGTCTCGTGGAATATCTACAATCTTTGTAGTGCCTTCACTCCAGGGGTAGTCATCGTTCGCTTTATGAGAGGTGAGCGTATAGCCGTAAGTCATCTCGGTGTTGTTAGAGCCCGCATTCATACAAGTTCCGAGATACTGTACGTCGCCTACGATACTCGTCGATGGCCCAAGGTTATCAGCGATTTCGTCGACTCGGCTCCGGGCTTCTCTTTGACCGTATTGTAACACCGTCGACTGGCCGGCGTCGCTGACGTTGACAGAATTATCCAACGCAGGGTATGTGCAGTTCGTGAAATGCATTTTCATATTAACTACTTTTTTCTTTGCCATCACCCACCCGAATATCTGGCCATACGAAGCTACATTATGCGCTATACCGCAATAAGCCTGGAATGCTGCCAACCATAGACCGTGAAAGCCGAAAGTAATCTCATGTAATTTTGTATCGAGAGGCCAGACCCTTCCGCGGGCGGCTTTGATAGGGCCGAGGCCTCTTTTTCCTGTCAGAATAAGATCTAAATAGTTTATAACCATGTCTCTTATATAAAAAGGCTTCATTTCCCTACTAAAAGCATTTGTTATAGCTTGATCAATCTGATTGCCGGTCGACGTTCGTGGAACGTTATCCCAATAGCTCTTGTTATGCGGCTGGGTCGAGGGACCTTCGACAATATCATTTTCCTTCTCTAGGCTAGCCATAGATTTTGTATATTTTCCTGAGGAAGAATAACGCTTAGATAATAGTTTGTCACTCCAGTCATGGGCCGGCTTGTAGGCCGTGGGAGCCGGCCAATTTTGGTTTCTGTAGAGGGCGCCAACATGAATGGGCTCAAGAAAATTCGAATTTTCAACAAAGCTTTCGATTGAAGATAAGCCAGCTTCTTCGTCTTCTGGCATACCACAAAAAAAGCTTAACTTCGTAGCTTCTAATATTGCTATAGTCATTCTTTTATTAAGTTCGTCAGCCTCACTACGAGATTTAGCTAAATGTTCAGCATTCAGGGGACTGTCCCAGGCGAAGTACTTCGTTGGATTTTTGGCATCTCTGTACTGTCCAGTGCTAAACCCGCCATAATGTAAAAACCTGTTATAAACAAGTGGATAATTTCTATGTACGTTTAGGCCTGATGATCTTAGTGAATCATATGACCAGTCGGTGAGACGGTGAACCGAAGAATCGAATGGATTACCAATATGGGCAAAACACAACTTATTATAGGGCTTTTTGGCGCTGTTGGTAAATGATTGTGACATCTTCTTCATTTCTGCAGGGTCTGTTGCAGCAATGATTGCTCGTGGTGGAACTGCAAAAAATTCTAGAGAAGTCAAATCCTGTATTAACGATCCCTTAACTGTTGTCAAAATATTGTCTGTTACACGAGACATTGAGTCTTTTACACCCGGAGGCATTTCAAAAAATCCGCCCTCACCGCATGCTGGCGGAAGAAGATTGGACATCGGATCCATTCCAAACATGCCTAATCCTGCAAGTGCTATAACTTTATTTTTCAAGTCATTTAGTTCATCTTTTATTTGTGCATCACATTCTTCTTTTGTCAAGCCGGCTTTTTGTAGTTCTTCGCAACGTGCGTCGCTGTCATAAATTGCTTTACACGCGTCGATCACGACAGGGGCAGAAGAAGACATATATTTGCATATATCTAAATCTAAATTCTTACCCAATTTTTCAAAGGCAACACGTATTTCATATATTGTATCAATCCCTGCATTGTAAATTACAGGCCATTTAACTTCTGTCCTGACAAGGCAATCTTTTAGTGTTTGTTTCGACGCATCTCCGCGGAGCAGTGCACATAGTTGTCCTGTCGACAAATTATCGATAAGATCTTTCATCCAAGCAACGATATCTGCGTCAGATATCCCGCCGACACTGGGCAGGCCGGCGCGTCGTAAAGTTGGTATTGTTAATGATGGCCCCTTGCCAAGTACTGGATTTGGCCCGGGACCTTGATCGTGATTTTCCTCAAGACATTTTTCTAAAGCTTCTTTGATGAGAAGATGAACAATTTGTCCCAAAATCAAGGCCACCATGGATAAAATCATCATTAGCAATTTTTTGCCATAATCGCCCATGTGGCTATCAGTGCCTAAATTATCTGGAAATCTCAATGATGGGATTTTAAACTTAAAAGCCCTTTTCAAAGTTTCTATAAAATCTTCCAACCAATCGCCGAGGCCGCCCAAAAGAGCTAGCGGATCTTTCAACAATTTTTCCAGGCCACTGAGAAGATCACCCACTATTAGTTCACAAAGCTCAGAGATATTACCGATGTTTGCTTTCATATAATTTAACCAAGCCTTGGCCGAATCGAGTACTTCACGATCGTCGTCTGCTGGAGAATAATTTGCTGTAGAGCTAAAAGAAGATGTAAAAGAATAATCGTCTGCATTTTCAAAAGACATGGGATTAGAAGCAAATAATCGCCATTGTTCTTCATCCGGCACCATATAACCATTCTGTACCATGAGGGCGCGTGATTCTCGCTCAGTATATCCTAGTTCTAATAATCTCTTAGTTTCTCCGTCTACCTCTTTTTGTGTGTACTTTGATCCAGGAGTAATCGGATCTAGTTTATCAATATGTATGTCCTTCGAAGGAGAATCTGTTGGTACAACAATTTGACCCACATACGTAGGACGATAGGCTAAATTTAGTTGTACCTCTTGGCCTCCTTTTTCCATATTTCTTATTGTTTCTATAGCTATAGCTGGAATGTCTATTTCGCCCACAATTAAGGCTGAAGCGACTGGCGCGCCATCAAATCTATCATCCAAAATCAAACGTTGATCACTTTCTTCATCAAATTCTTGATTTAGCATGTGTACTGCTTGTGGATCAGCATACGGAGATTCTGGATCTCCTAAAATAGCCAAAGCCCTTTTAGAAGAGTCTCTTTCAGGAGATAACAACGCATTCGTTATTATTATAGCGGTGGCAGCCTCAGGGCCGGCTGTTTTGACAAGCTCTAATATAGCAGCTTCACAGATAGCTTCTATGGATAGCATCATCCCAAGCTTTTTCTGTAAACAAGCCAAAAGTAAAGAAAGCAAGGCCATAGGGTCCAAAACATGGAAAAAACCTTGAAATAAAGTAGATAAAAATTTCTTATCGTCGCCGGCCGATATTTGAGCCATTATATCTTCATTAGTTTCTTCTAGGCTTTTCTTTTTTAAAGAAGGGTCTCCAGCATGAGTAGCATCTTTGAATTGATCAAAATATTTCTCTTTGCATTTTTCATTATTATAAAGTTTTTCTTGTAATAGCTTTTCCTGACGACCGACATTTGGACCTGACTTATTTAATTGCGCAATAAGTTCATCACAATCTATATCATCCGGATCTTTAAATTTCTGTGGATCTTTTGAGGGATAAATTTTAAGTGGGGGCACACAATATTTTTGAAGAAATTCTGCCCAATCATATGAATTTAAATCAGGGCCTGAATCATTTAAAAATTTAGTAATACTACTATGTGATAAAAGCAGATGTAGTGTTCTACTTCCGTATACTCCTGAGAAAATCTCTCTTAAATAAGGTACCGCCACTTTTAAGTGTATTGCACTTCTCTTAACTGGGGTCTTGCCACTCAACTCGTTATCTGATATGTAGGGATCAAAATCAAATAAATTAATGTTGCCTAGGTCTGATGAAGCCTCTAATATTTTAGGATCTGGTGAAAATAAAATATGTGATATTGTTTCTCGTGCACCGCACCCTGTAACTCTATTGTCTACTATATTAATTTGAATTATATTATCGTAAGGTTGACCAGAAGTATCTGCTGACTTAGTGCCAGATTTAGCAGAAAAAATAATATCTGACATGTCTGTTGTAGCAGGATAAGATTGCCTAGACAAAAAGTTATCTATTTCTTTTGAGAATCTTTCAATTTGTTCTATTTGAATATTTATATCGTAATCCAAATCACTAACATCTGTCACCTTTAACTGAGAAGATTCTAATTTACTTTTTATTCTTTTAAATTTAGTTGCTAAATCACTACAAATTTTAGGCAGTTCTTTTAAATATGCTGTGAAAGCATAGTTTCTTCCATTTTTATATGGGGAGTCATCATCAAATATTTCCGAAAATGTTTTGTCTGGTAGCGCGTCGACATAGCTAGATCGTATAGCAAACAAGGCTTTTTGGTTGTTTGGATTAGCTGTTTGCGTATTAACCTTTAATCCAGCCAAAACAAAATGGTCCATAAGCATAGATTCGCCAGGGTTAGCTAAGCTAGATGGAGTATTATCTTTTTTACCCAGATAATTCAATAAATTTTTATATGCTGACTCTTTCACGCCTGTTATAGATTCGTTAGATACTGCTAATTTATCTTCCTCTATTTGAGATTGCGATTTATATTGTCCGTATATCTCTCCACTTGTGACTGCTTCTGACTGTCTTTCATTTTCTCCTAAAACAAAATAATAATATCCTTCCGAACATCGTAATGTTGGATGTCTATTTATAGTTTCCATATTTATTGTGCTAACATCCACAACATTGTCATTGTGCTCATTAAAATTATAATATGTTAACCTAATATCATGTGGTGAAAGCGAAAGCCAATTTTGGTTATCTTTAGGAGACACAGCCTTGCTACCTTCTGGTACATATACATCAGAGAGCGGATCGTCCGGTCTTAAAAACCTTTTTGAAATTGAAGGACAAGTTTTTCCATCTATTATTCTGACATAACCTACGTCTGTATATAATATTTTCCCTTCTGAAAGAAAGCCGGCCCAAACGCCCGTTTCACTTTCAACTATTTCAACAACCTCGATAGGGTGTCCCAAAGGCACAGACAGTTCACTAGTACTATAATTATTATCTGACCACCCTAAATCTAGGCCGTCGCCGTAAGGAGCAACTCGAACCGGCAAATAAGGCTTGTTTTTACCGAACAGGGCGCCGACATAATATGTGTAGTTACCCAAATTTAATGTTTTCTCTAATTCCGTATCACTAGCGATCGGAGAAGATACAGTGTTAATGTGTATACTTGGTATTTTTTTTGCCATTATTTTCTCAATTAACTTTGTTTAATGTACTATTAATATATTTTTCGCCGCTTTCAGTAAGGTAATTATGTCTTATTCCTTGTAGATTTGTTGACTGCTTCATGTCTGATAGCTCAGTTTTTGTCATTGTTTCTATATCACATTGTATACCGCCGGCGGCAGCTTGGGGAGAAACTGTAGTTGGAAGTGCAAAGAAAGGTGATATATGGGTATGTTGCTGTAAAGCCTGGTTCATTTTCATTTGGTATTTCCGAGCTGCATTGTTTATATTAGCCAGGCCCTCAATTTGGCCAACGATTACGTCCAACAGCTCAATTAAATTATCTCCTAATACCATAGGTTGAAGTGTTTCTGTATCATTCATAGCTACTATTTCGACACCACTTCTTCCTAGCACTTCGCCGCCTTGAGAATTGAATCTGTCTGTGCCAGTTACTATGCGTATGCTTTCACGGCCGATGAGGCGAATATTGTCTGCTTTAGCAACAACAGCTGATTTAGCACCATATTTTCCTATTTCTTTGTCGTCTTTATCGTCCTTGTTGTTTTCTTCAGATAAGCCGAATTCGCCAATACCAAAGTTCTTGTCAACATCAATTTTTTGAGAAATATAGATTCTTGCAGAATCAATAAAAAAATTAGGATTTGTTTTTATTTCACTTTCTACTTTATTTCCACCCTGAGCATCTATTTTCTCTACTTCTCTCGGATTCCAACCGCCGAGGCCGGCGACTAAGTCAATTGAATCGCTTTGAGTATGCCCTTTCCCACCGTAACCTGTATGTGGTTTACTAACCCGGTCATTGCCAATAACAATAAATGCATTGTTATCAGGACCTCGGGCGACAATTAATTCACTGGGAGTATTTTCCCTTTTTGTTGTTGCTTGAACTCTTTTTGATCCAAAGACCCCACTAACATTTTTTGCCCCTCTTTGTTCCTCTGTCAAGCTCTCAAATTGTTGTTTTTTCTTCTCTGATGCGCCGTCTAAATCGCGGGCCTTCTTTTCAAATATAGAAAGATTAAACATAGAGGGCGACATCCCACTTTCACCGCCGGACGGAGATATTGGTGGAAGAGAAGAATCATAATCAGAAAAAGTACTGTTAGATTCATAATTACTATAATTCTGTGATCCTGGCATGCCTTGAGGATCTAAATTTAAATCTAAATCTTCATCTCTTGAGGCAGTATCATAATTTTTTTGTTTGTTAAAAGTGCCATCAGAAAAAGGCCCCGCATTGGGATCAAGCATACCTCCCGGATGTTTCCCATTAATTGTGACATTGTCGGAATGCTTTATTCTTGTCTCAGCAATATATTTTTCTGCCTCAGCCTGGCTAGTCGTGTTGATGGCAGATTTAATTTGTCCTGTTTCTTCATCAACGAGTACCATATTATAATAATTTTTAGTACCCTCAGAAGTCGGAATACTAACATTTTTTGCAACTATATTATACTTCGCCATGTTTATCCTATTCTTTTCTTCAATCTAACAATTTGGGCCCATGGAATTAATGATTTTCCGGTCCAAAAATGAAAATGCATATGGTCTTCTATAGAATAAGATTTCCACGAAAGACCTTTTATTCTTTTAACTATGTTTGGTATATTATATATTTGCGATATTCTTTTTTGTTCTGATTCAGTCCATCTCTTACCGCCGCGCCAACGTTTTTTTAAGAACTTCGCGTTGCCCCAGCGCATTCCAGATGTTTCGCAAAAGGTAATCAGCCACAATGTGGGATTGGCGCTGGGGGCCACGATAGGGGAGCCTTTTGCCGCCTGCATAACTTTCATATATTGGCCTCTTTGGCCTCCACTTTCACCAGCTCCCTTATAAGAACTAGGGGCGGTGTCCCAATTTTCTGCCATTCTTAATTCATTTTCACCCTGGTATGCATTTTTTATAAGAGTACGCCAACTATTTTTAAATACTCCTAAATCATATAATTCTTTGCCATACTTTGATAAAAATGATGCAGACCATGCGCCCGTATAAACACTGTATACTGGTTGACCATTTTTACTATAACTGGCGATATATGGATCAATATCAATTGCTAATCCAAAAGCATGTAGTGACATTCCATAACGATAAGCAGTATTTCCCTCGTATTTATCATAACCTCGTATCCCTCGAATAACTGAAAAAGGAACATAATTAGAAGCAGCGCAGGCGGCCGACCACGCATTAGAGATTCTATCAGTTATACAGGACCATATTGGTGGGCTTTCTGCATTGGTTGTTTGTCCATTCGCAACGCGGGATCTGTAAGAAAAAGTACCAAGCTCATAAGACTCAATCATATCCAGCTGTGTTGGTACTTTTGATGATCTGCCAGATAATTTAAAACGTTTTTTGTCAGGAGCATAAGGAATCATCGCGTATATTTCTTCAAAATTATTTGGTACTGAAACTTTTCGATCATCACACAGAGAAACATTAGTAGAATTTAAAGTCTCTGGAGCGTTTATCGGCTTCGGAGATACCATGGCTCCTAATTTTATAGGAGGAGGAGCGCATTCCGGAGAAAGTTGTACAGCTTGTGAAGAAATTTTTTCAATAGTATTGTCAACTTTCAACATTATTTTTTCGTATGCATCTGGAGATGCTATGAACGAGGCCATTTGGCTTAAACTATTAGGCGTTGTGATGTCGCTGGTTATAAATGCAGCATTATTAAATTTAGTAGCATCATAACTTTTGTGAAGTTTTTCCCAAGGCTCAGATATTACTTTTATTACTTCCTTTGCCTCTTCCATTTTCGGCTTCAGGACGTCTTCTTTAAATTTTTCTAAACGTGGTTTGTATAGACTGTGTGATAATAATTGATTTTCAAAATTAGATATTATTTCTAATTCTGCAAGATCTCTTTTGTTTGTCAAATAATTAAGGTAGTCAATAAAAAAACGACTCGAATTATTTGTTTCTACTGCCTCAAGTGGTTTACCACCAGGAATGTTTATAGTTGTACAATAAATTCTGTATTCTGGTTCTCCTTCGTCACATGCATAATTTAAGCCAGATTCAATAAGTTTAATTAAAAAACCTTCAAAAAATTTTATTTGTTCTCTTAAACTATTTAATTTTTTTTGTATTTTAGCAGAATCGGCCGCGGCTTGAGATTTGCTGCAAGCCCCTGCATGATCAGGAACAGAATCATATGACACCAATAAACTTCCATCACTGTCGATTTTCTTAAGAGCAAGAAGCTTACCATAATCATTAGTCATAGAAAAAGCATATCCAACCTTGCCTTTGACATTTGCGGTGTCTTTTGCTGCGATGTGCATACTGACAAAACTTGAGGCAGGATTTTCAAAATTAAAAGAAAATTTGCGTCCTCCTAGACCACCAACAGGTTTATTATGCTTTTTAAACAGGTCATGTTGCCCAAGTTGAGCGAAAAAACTGTTTGTTGTATCTCCAGGATGCTCAGTAATATAATTAAATTCAATTTCCTGGTCTTTAAATGCTAGATAATCCTCATGTATAATTTTTGAAGGTGGTTTAAAACCACCAAAATATGCATAGGCTTCAGGCGCGTCGAGGCCAGTATCAATAAAATCAATTCTTTTTATAGGAATTATATCGAGTAAATCCTGGCGCGCCTTTACGGAATATGAATCTGTAGTAACGTTTTTTACAGCAGCAGCAAAAGCAATTGCCCCCATACCATCAGCTAATATCGATACATAATCAATATTTTTTTCTTCTATGCCTGGAAAATGTCTTTCCAGCACTTCCAAAACCTCACCATGAAAATTACCAAAATTTCCTCCAGTAGAGGTTCCATCAAAAGTAGAAAGCTCGCGGCCAAATAATCTAGAATAATCTTCAGACTCAAACCCGAGAGAATAAGACATCTCTGGTATGACTAAAATAAAATTTCTTCCATCCCTTATTAGATCTTTGATCCCAGGACCAATTTTATCTCTAAAGTCATTGTCTTCTGTATCGTCGGCTGCGTTCTGTGCTACCTCCATGTCGGTTTCTTCTCCATAAACCCAGGCTCTTCCGAACCCAGAGAAGTCGTGAAGATAATATTTGATCTCAATTGGGGAAGTTAGATCTAGCATGCCAGGCGCATATATAATTGTTTCCCTGCCCAAGCCCGCTGGTCGATCAAATATGTCCATGTATCCATTACTTCTTAAGTGCCCAACCCAAACAAACGCGCCAGAGTCACTATATGGAGCGGCGCCGGGGATCTTATGTTTTGCAGAGGGCTTAGAAGATATTAAACAACTATTAAAATGTTCTTTTGTTTGCACTGTTCCGTTACCAAACAAGCCGGTTTTGATCCTGCCTTTAAATTTACGAATTGGCGGGCCCATAAATAAAACCGGATCAGACTCTGTCTGTCCTATATAAATTCCTCCGCCGGGTGCTGTCAGGTCTCTTAGAGCCTTGCATGGGGGGTTAAAACTATCTGCTGATGATTCATCTGATTCTAGTGGAGTAAAAGACCCAGGATCATGTAAACTAACAATTTTTCCGGCCGGCATGCCATTACAACCAGTCGTATTCTCAATACTATTGTAGTCTATCCAAATTAAAGATCCAGGCACAACCTGTTCTAGCATTTTATCTTCGCGCATTTGATGGAACTCACTATGAGCCGCCAAGCGCGCTTCGTCATCTTCATCTTCTGGCCAGTCTATATCTGCGTCAATTTCTGGTATTCTAGCTATAACTTTTACTGGTTGCGGACGGTTTCCCTTTTCTTTTTCTTCAGTCTGCGCGCCTTTGAAATTATTTAAACTAATTGTTCTTGTTAAATTACCACCGTTGGTTGCTGCCTCATTATTGACTTGAGGGCCTGAAAGAACCTTTAAGACGACAGCAAGATAAGGTCCAGATTTTGTTATAGTGCCATGAGAATAATGCTTATGAACTAATTCAGCTTGTGTAACATAGACATCTTGACGTTCAAAATAGTTATCATCAAATATTTTTTCATCTAAAGGATTTAACTCTCCGATATCATAATTTTGATAAGCTGACCATGGTGGCTTAGGCTTTGCCATTTAGTTGTATCCTCATTTTTCATTTTGAAGTAAATCATATATATCGTCTTTATCGTCTGAAGACAGACCACTTACAACAGTTTCTTTTTTGGATATTAGAGAAGCTAATTTTACAAGCTGCTCATTTGATCTTTGCAAAGTTTCTAAATATTTTGCTGCCACTGGACCTGAATTCTGATGTTTTGTTTCATCAGTTTTAAGTATTCGCATCAGCTCAATCAAAAGTGTCGAGGCCAAGGCTCGGTCTTTTCTCACATTGGCTACGGCTTCATGAACAAACTCTTGTGAATTTAAATGTTTCCTTTTTCCCATTCGCCTTTGAACATCCTATACCTTTTTCGTATTCTATTAAGATTGTTAACAATCTGTTTGGTGTTTAAACCGGTAATCTCGCGCATATATAAATAAATAGCTTTTTTATTAAAAATTTCAATTTCATTGATGCTATTGAAAAGTATATTAATTGCATCTAAGACTTTTTTTTCATTTTCTTTTAATTTGAGTTTTTCCCAACTCTTCATCTCTTGAAATAAATGTATCCAAAATTCTCTCTCTTCTCTTTCAGATTCATAATAATTTTTAGTTACTAATTTCTCGGATTCTAATTCTGTTGTTAAATCTTCGTATTGAACATCTCTTTTTAGTCTTTTAGAGTTTTGTTTTACTTTGTGGATAAACCAATTTTTGGTTATGACACTAAAATAAGAAAACGCTTTTGACTTTTTTTCAGGATCATATTTATCTAGAATTGTTATAAGCCACAGTTTACAGTCATCTTTTAGATAATCAATATTTGGAAGATTATTAAATTTGTAAGTATAAACAATTTTATCTACCATTTCGTCGAGGCCGGGACCAATATATTTTATATATAATTCCGATCTAATACTTTTATCGTCAGTCAGCGCATACTGTATAATCGCGTCTTCGTGGACTTTTGTAAAGTAATTATTCTTCTTTTTCTTCTTCGTCGTCTTCGTCTGACTCAAGCTCCACCTCTACATCATAGTATTTTTCTTGTATATCAACATAACTGTTTACCAACTCTCTAGAATGATCAATAAGGCTTTGCAAATTTTGATCACCATAAAACATCTCTAGTTCGTGTATTCGCTCTATGTGTTCAACAAATTCTTCAGTATCCTCAAATATTAATTGTATATCTTTTTCAATATTGTCTTTCTCAACAACAAACTGATATGTATACCATATCAGAAGTACATTAAATAGTGTACTGAGATATAATAAAAAAGGAATAATTCCAGTTAAATACATTAGCAATATTGCGTTTAGTACTAATGATATAAAAAAGGTAAACTTACTTATCAGAGCTATAAAATTCATTACTTAATTTTTCTTTTTGTTCTTCCAAGTCGGTTTTAAACTCTTTGATAGTACGATTAACGGTATCTCCAACTTGGTCTGTGGTGGCCTTTAATTCTGTCATAAACTGAGAAGGCATTCTTTCTAGAGATTGTTCACTATCACACTTCTCACAATCTTCTCTTCTATCTGTCATTGAATGAAAAAAAGATGTTTCAATATTGCATTCTCTACACTTATATGAATATTTTGGCATCGCTATTCTGTGTTGTCAATCTTCAAAATTGGAGGATTCATAATATATAACTCCTCCTTGTCATCTACTTTAAATTCAAAATCTTGTAATACTGGAACAATATCACTTTGTTCCATTAACGATTTTTGTAGTGCCATCATGATTGATCCCAGTGCCTCATCAGATAATTTAAACATCCTCTAACTCCTTTTTTAATTTTGCAAAACATCGGTTAATTCCATTTTCAATATTAATTTCAGCCTTCCACCCTAAAGATTGTAGCTGAACTATATTAGCTAGCGTTTCTTGTACTTCATTAGGCCGCGACGTTACATACATAAAATTCATATTGTTAAAATATTGTAACACAGTTTCCTTTATTTCGTTAAGCGAGATGTTCTTTCCAGTCCCAACATCATAGTGCGCACCATTAAAACTACCTTTGTACTCCATAGCAAAGATATTTGCTGATATAGTATCTTCTAAATGTAACATATCCCTGCGTTGGCTACCCTCACCAGTTATAAACGGCACTTTTCCCTCTCTTATAAATTGCATCCAATTTGATACCGCTGTTGCATATGCACCAGATGCTCTCTGCTCTTCCGAATAAACATTAAAATATCTCAATCCGACTGTTTCCAGCCCGTACAACTCAGAATATAATCTGCATTCTATCTCAGTTACCATTTTTTGTAGAGCATAGGGGTTGGCTGGGCCGCGGCCTTGGCCGAGAATGGAAGAAGAACTAGAATATATCACTCTTTTAGCGCCGACTTTTCTAGCGAAGTTTAAAACATTAGTTCCAGCCATTACATTATTAAGCATAGTTCCAACAGGGTTTTCTATGCTATATCCTATTCTAGGATAACATGCTAAGTGGAATATATATTCAGGACTGAAACTGAACCAGCGTGGATGGAATTTACCATCGTCGTCCTCCTGAAAGCCTTGAGGGCTATTAATATCGTTTCCGTCTTTTATGTCTATTCCAGCTACTTCATGGCCCAAGCCTTTTAAAACTTGAAAAAGTCGCGATCCTATATATCCTTTATGTCCTGTTACTAAACATCTAGCCATTTTTTATATCCAATTTAAGTTTATATTAGAATAGTTTTCTTCTTCTATTCTCTCTTTCAAGGTGGTGGTTGACTTCCTAAGAGAAGGTATTTTTTTCTCGTGGGTTTCAACAAAAATATAAGGAATATCGCGTATTAAATCCTCATCCATCAAATCATTTAGCAATTCGACTTCAGCGCCCTCAATATCAATTTTTAAAACTTTTACTTTTTTGTTAAAAAGTTTTAAGAACTCGCACAAATTAACCAACTCTACTTCTATATAATTATTTTTATTCACATTTTCTTTATCTTCTAGGATAGAAGATCCGGTCGAGTATGTCACCTGATCTCTTTCAGCGTGTTCGTGTAAAAACATTTTTTTAATTCCAGAGCTTTTTTTTCCTGCCACACCCTTTGGGATGCACTTAACTCTATTACTATTTTTATATTTTTCCTGTAATATATCGTATGCGTATTTGTTTGGTTCGAATGCCAAAACATATGCACCATGAGAGTGGAAAAAGGTTGTTACCTCTCCAATATTAGCCCCGCAATCTATCACATAATCACCTGAATTAACTTCTAATTCAAATGTTTCTCCATTATTTAATTTTAAACCAACAATAGACATTTTATTCTTCTCTTGATAGCAAAATAGCTCTTACTGCTTTGGCGCCGTAAACATCATTGTGTAAATTAGTAGATATCTCAATTGCATGATCATTTTCAACGTTAGTATAAATACTGCGTGTCCAACCATCAGACAACATTTCAAAATCTGGTTTGTATCCTAGGTTTTTGAATGGTGCTGGATTTGAAACAGGCGTTGCTATAATTTTCTTAATCTTAAAACCTATTTCTTCATATTTCTTAAGAATTTTAGCAAAATCATTTTGTTCATTATATTCCTTTGCATGAACTTCTAGAAGAAAATGTGTTTCTCCTTTATTCTTTTTAAAATATTTATATCCGGATTCAAAGACGCTTACTTCATGGCCCTCAATATCCATTTTTATAAAGTTAGGATATTTTCTGCTAGAGCAAAACGTATTCAAAGTGAAACACGGAATCTTTTCTTCTCTTATACTGTGTTTAGTCTTGTTTACACTATTCAGATTCGGCTGGCTAGCTAGCCAAAAAGATGATTCTCCGTCATGATTAGTAATGACGCATCTAGAAATCTCTACCTTAGAATAATTGTTTAGCTCAATATTTCTTTCTAAAAACTCTAAATTATGATCATCCGGCTCAATAGCATACACATATCCAGAAGTGCCAGTATTACGTAGCATAAACATAGTCGCATAGCCGATATTCGCGCCTAAATCTACGCAGACCATTCCTTCGCGAACAGTCTGATTCAGGATCTCCATGAAAATACATTCGCGTGAATATGAATAATTCTGACCAGATGTATGTGAACGATATAGGGTGCTGCCTATACCACCATCATTTATATTCAACATCCAATTAAAGCCGTCGACATTTTTTTTTACAATCATTTCAGTTTTCATATGTTTTTAAAACATGATATTGTATGTTATTTTTTTCAAGTTTATAAAATAATTTTTGATATGAAAATGGATAGTTATCTAGATGTTGCTCAGTAGGATTAGTTTTCTTGTTCACCACTCTATTTAACAATCGTTTTCTATGAATATATGGCTTTATATAACATACAATTGCTGTAGCATTCTCTTCTTTTAAAGCGTTTATCCACTCGTCAATATTTGGTTTAAACCCGTCAATTGATTTATAATCTGGGGCAATATAAATTATTGAATGTGTCTTAGTAAAATTTGTTACATTTCTTCCAAACTTTAGTGATTTTCCCCCTTCATTAAAAACATTATTTTTGATTATATCAGGCGCCTTGTATTCTACTGGAATACCATAAACTTCATGCAAAAATCTTGTTTTACCAGAAGCGCCAGGGCCAATTACAATTCCTTTACCTAGGTTTTGTACATCTTTTATATCATTAAAAGATATTTTTCTTTTCTTAAAAACACACACATATCTTTCTGGGCCCATGAAGCTAGTTTGATTATCGCTTGCTTGTTTCGTTAATAAGTCATAATTTCTTTCTTTTAAATAATCGATTATATCTTGTAAATCTAGTTTATCAAAATTAGTTTCTTTTCCTATATCTCTTTTATAAGCATCATAGAAGCCCTTTTTCGGAGCTTCT